TGGGGTACTTAGATGCTTGGAAGCCATCAAGAACTATCAACCAAATTGCAGATTCTATTCTGCCGGATCAAGCGAAGAGTTCGGAAACATAGATTATTGCCCCCAAGACATGAAACACCCAATGAAACCGCGTAGTCCTTACGGGGTTTCCAAATGTGCCGCGCACCATATGGTGAAAGTATACAGGGAGTCTTACGATATGTTTGCTGTCCATGGGGTCTTATTTAACCATGAGGGGACAAAGAGGGGCGAAGAATTTGTGACTAGAAAAATCACTAAAGGAGTAGCTAGAATCTACGACAAGATCAGAAGCGTAGACAGCTGGAGAGGTCGTCATGGCGAGGCCGCGTTATTTGACCCAATTGAGCTTGGCAATCTTGATTCGAAAAGAGACTGGAGCGACAGCGAAGATTTTGTAGAAGGAATTTGGCTCATGTTAAACCAAGACAACCCAAAAGATTACCTTCTCGCAAGCGGAGAGGCTCATTCCATTAGGGACTTTGTTGAAAAAGCCTTTGAGGTCGCCGGCTTTCGCGGTCACTGGGAAGGAGAAGGGGTAGAAGAAAAATACATAGATAGTGGAGGCCGCCATAAGTATCTTTTTGTTAAAGTCAATCCTGATTTTTACCGCCCTGCAGAAGTAGAGCTCCTTTTGGGTGACCCGAAAGAAGCTATTGAAGAATTAGGATGGAAACCCAAGAATTCATTTGACTCTTTAGTAACAAAGATGGTACAATGGGATATTGAAATCGAACACGAAAAACACCACGCTAAAAGATCTGCCGGCACTAGGATGGGGTAGTCCCAAGATATCCAACATCTACCAATACCTAGTCTGGAAGTTTTGTAAAGATCCAGCTAAAGTTAGCTGGCCTAAAGAGATTAGTATCGCAAAAAAAATGCTCGCCAAGTATAGTGAGTACAAATTCTGGGGAGCATGTGATTTTGGTTTTAAATTAAACAGTCTTTGTTTTCTTCTTACTCCAAAAGGAAAATACTTACTTGAGGTTGAGCTTAAGAAGTATAAATTTAGAATGAGCCCAAAGAAAAAAGCTCCCCGATTAGGAGAAAAGGTAGGCGAAGATTACAAGCCCAAGCCTAAGCGCAAAAAGTTTTTTAATTTTAATCATTTTAAATAGTTATGGCGAAGAAAAAGAAAGCAGAAGCGACGAATAGTTCTAGCTCTTCACAGATGAAGGGCCTACTGAAACAATACGAAAAAGATCATTACAACTTCAAAGAAGACGTATACTACACGGTAAGTACCGGAAGTCTTATCTTGGATATCCACACTGGCGGCGGCTTAATGCCCGGTCTTCACAGATTTTGCGGAGTAAATGAAGGAGGCAAGACCTCCGAGGCTCTGGAAGTAATGAGGAACGCGCTTGCCACAGTGGATAACTGCAAAGGCGTATACGTGAAAGCAGAAGGAAGGCTCAGTCCAGAAATGGAAACCAGATCTGGCATAAAATTCCACAAAGACCCAGAGGAGTGGGGGGTTGGATCATGTTTCGTGTTGGAGTCAAACGTATACGAAACAGTTTTTAAAATAATTAAAACTCTAGTCACAGACAACGAAGAAAAAGTAAGGTATTGCTTCGTGATCGATTCGATGGATAGCCTTATCCCCAAGTGCGACATAGACAAAGACCTAGATGAAGCGTCCAAGGTCGCCGGAGGAGCCCTACTAGCCTCCAAGATCATGCAGAGGATTTCCCTCGACATGAGCAAAGGGGGCCACATCATGATCCTTATTAGTCAGGTCAGGTCAGACATACAAATAGACCCATACAGTAAGAGACCATTCAAGACTACTTCAGCATCCGGAGGACACGCGCTGTTGCACTATGCGAATTTCATTTTCGAATTTGAAGGGAGATACAAAAAAGACCTCTTTCTAGAGAAACCCAATATGCAATATGACCCTAAGAAAAATAAAATAATAGGTCACGAAGTCAAGCTCGCTATCAAGAAATCCCCCAATGAAAAGACTAACGCAATCGTCACTTACCCAATAAAATATGGGCGCAAAAACGGAAAGAGCATCTGGAAAGAACTAGAAGTTAAGACTTGCCTCTTTGAAAACGGTCAGTTCAGAAAATCCGGAGCTTGGGCTGAGGCTGACGAGTCCGTTATAGAGGAATCAAAAACCCTTGGCGTAGACTGTCCAGCTAAATTTCATGGCGAACAGGCCATCCTCACATTCCTAGAAGAAAATCCTAAATTTGTAGAGCATTGGTACAACAGATTCAAGGAGGCGCTGTCATGACCATGAGGATGTATAACATCACCGGCAAATTGATGGCTAAAAACGTATCTAAATACAAAATAAATTGGAGCAAGAAGTCAAGGTCCAAACTGCAGTTCACGGTTAAACAGTTCCTAAAACCCCACTGGTGCTATCAGGTATGTTTCGAGGAGTTCCCAGTGTTCGGAACGAAGATGTTCGTAGATATCCTTAATGCCACAAAAAAGATTGCCGTTGAAGTTAACGGCCCCCAGCACAAAAAGTTTAATAAATTTTTTCACAACAACTCTAGGGCTAATTATTTTAACTCAATCAAAAGAGACTGGAAAAAGGCTGAATGGTTAGAAAGGAACGGCTACACCCTAATAGAAATAGAATATAACGAAATAAAAGACCTATCGGTTGAGTTTATTCAAGAGAAGTTCGGCGTATCCATAGTGTAATGAAATGTGTGAGTAAAAAGAAGGAATTCGTGTTTCCAGAACAAGTATTGAACCAAGTGAACGAGTGTTCAAATGGTGGGTTTGTGCTTTTCAACTTCGACTCCAAAGGAACGCCTCAAGTATTCTCTCAAGTAGATGACGTAACTAATGCTATGGCTCTACAGCTTCATATATCAAACTGGACCAAGGCCCTCGAGGCTTACAACCTAGAGACAGCCATGGATCAATTTGCTCACGACGCAAAAGAAGAAGAGAAACGAGAAGACGGAGAAGACGAAGAGCTTGAATAAACCACCAAAAATACCATTTAAATATCTAGGCATAGCAACTCAAGTTTTACCCATACTTGGTACTCTTTTTGCTGTCGTTTTAGCTATCCTTACTGGTATAGGCTGGATGGAAATAAGCTTATTGATGCTTATGCATTTTCTTGTAATGGGTAGCGGAGAGATTGGCGCACACAGGATGTTCACCCATCGAGCCTTCAAGGCTCATAAGTCTGTTAGTGCTGTCTTTTGTGCTTTCTCGTCGATGGCTACCCAAGGGCCGGTTTTATACTGGGTAATGCACCATCGATTACATCATCAGTATTCTGATACAGAAAAAGACCCCCACTCTCCTCATGTTTATCCCGGCGCTGATAAGCGGGGACTATTGCACGGCTTGTTTCGTGCTCATTTTAGTTGGATATATGATAAAGACACCGTGGCCTTAAGCTATAATGAAATTGCATTCAGTAATGAGGCGAGAAGACTCGTTGCTCATACTAAATACCCCAACATTGTTAAAATTTCCAATTATTATTGGTTTTGGATTTTGCTTGGCGTTGCCATACCAGCCTTAATTGGTGGACTCTGGATGGGTACTTGGCTAGGGGCACTAAAGGGTGGGCTCTGGGGAGGTATTGTCAGGATTTTTATCGGCCAACACGCTACTTGGGGGATAAACTCTTGTTCTCATCATTTTGGCACAAGAGATTTCGAGTGCAAAGACAAGAGCACAAACAACTGGCTGTTCGCGATGCTTACTTGGGGAAACTGGCACAACAACCACCACGCTTTCCCAAGCAGCGCCCAAACAGGCCTCAAATGGTGGCAGGTTGATATTGCTTGGTGGGTAATTCTGTTGCTAGAAAAGCTTGGCTTAGTGTACAACGTAAAACGCCCTTGACCTCAGCCCACAACTGATGTATCATGGGAGCATGATATACTCATTACAAGTAGAAAAACACGTATTAGGAGGACTGCTAAAGCATCCTCAGGTATTCCCAGAAATAGATCCCTTCCTTACAGAAAACGATTTTTATTCAAAGGTGCACTCAACTATTTATCTTGTCATAAAGTCCTGCCTGTTAGCCGGTAAGAACGTAGACAAAGTCTTAGTAGCAAACGAGATTAAAAACTTGGGAGTCTCATTCAAAGATGAAATAAATATTTTTGATTACGTTGACAATCTAGCTTTCACCCAAATAACAGAAGCAGCCACTCAGAAAGCAGCTGAGGAGCTTTACAAAATAAGAGTCCGAAGAGACCTATCAGATACCCTAGGCGAAGCAATTAAATTCCTAGAAACAAACGGAAATAATTCGTTAGATGAAATAGTTTCCAATGTCGACGGTATCATAAACGACAAGGTTTCCAGTTACGGGATAGATGAAGAACCCCAGAACATCTTTTCAGGTCTAGAGGACGTGATAGAACAGATAGGAAACGAACCCAATGAAGAAAACGGATACGCTACTTCATTCTCAGAATTCAATAGAATGTACGGAGGACTGAAGCCCGGCAACCTATACGCAGTATGCTCAAGACCGGGGCAAGGCAAAACCACGTTCCTAAATTGGCTGGCTTTCCAAACCTATCTCTCAAGCAGCGCTCACCCCAAGGTTCTTTATCTTGACACTGAGATGTCGTCATTAGAAATAAAATTCAGGCTTACTTCCGCCCTAACAGGCGTATCTGTCTGGCATCTTGAGACTGGAAACTGGAGAAAAAATCCAGAGATGGTAGAAAAAGTAAGAGCAGCGTGGCCTGAGGTTAAAAAGTATAAGTATTTCCACAATCACGTCGGCAATAAAAACATCGACCAGATATGCTCGCTTATTAGAAGGTGGCACTTTAAGCACGTAGGGAGAGGCGAGCCCTGCTTGATAGTTTATGACTATGTTAAATTGACCGGAGAAAGAGTTGGCAACAACTGGGCCGAATACCAAGCCATTGGAGACAAAGTAGATAAGCTTAAAAAAATAGCCGAAGAAATAAACGCCCCGTTGCTTACAGCCATGCAGCTAAATAGATCTGGGGAAAGCGCTACAGACGATAGCTCTGCTATCGCGCTGTCTGATAGGCTACAATGGTTTGCAACGTTTGTTGCCATCTTCAGAAGGAAAACTATTGAGGAAATAGCCGTGGACGGAGAACAATTCGGAACACATAAGCTAATACCACTGAAGTCTAGACACCAAGGCCAACACGCCCCGGGTCATCAAGACCTGCACAGGAGGAATATCAATGGCAAGTTTAAATATGTTCAAAATTTTTTAAATTTTAACGTGGAAAACTTTAGAGTCGACGAGCAGGGGTCGCTCTTAGATATAATAAATCACGAGAACGCCTCCTACGAAATGGAGGAGCCCCAGCAACCCGGAGAGCTTCTGTAATGGACAGAATAGGTGAAATCTTAAGCGAGATGGGGTACTGTCTACGCGACTACGGCAAGGAGTACAGAACCACTCCCTTATATAGGGAATCAGACAACCCCACGGTATTAAGCATAAAGAAAGAGACGGGGAGATGGGTCGACTTTAAGCATTCACTAAGCGGTTCCTTCGAGGAGCTTGTTAAGCTAACGCTGAACCTCAAGTCCTTAGAGGAGGCTCAAAATTGGCTCAAAACAAAAAATCATTACTCGAACAAAGTTGCCTCCAGACCCAAGCTTAAAACCCGCCGGTCCTTTGATAAATCCACCCTAGAAAGCTTGATCAAAGATCATTCGTATTGGGAAAACAGAGGGGTAGGGTCAGACACTTTGAATCTTTTTTCTGGCGGCATTATGCCAGAGGGGAGGATGAAGAACAGGTATGTATTTCCAATCTTTAATTCAAAAAAAATCCTACTTGGTTTTACCGGTAGATATTTATACGATAATGAAAAAGTTCCGAAATGGAAACACCTAGGAGACAAGTCTCAATGGATATATCCATTTCAAATAAATCATAACATAGTCGAGGAACAGAAACAAATTATTCTAATCGAAAGCGTGGGCGATATGTTATCCCTATGGGAAGCGGGGGTTAAAAACTCTATGGTTATATTTGGTCTAGACGTCAGCGTCGCCCAACTCAATGCTCTCATTAGGCTAGACCCCAACAAAATAATAATATCGCTCAACAACGATGAGAAAAATAACAGCGCCGGTAACCTTGCCGCCGAAAAGCTAAAGAGGAAACTGTTAAAGTACTTTGACGCTAGGCAAGTATCAGTCAGGTTGCCCACGGAAAACGACTTCGGAGAAATGAGCATTCAACAAATAGAAAAATGGAAATCTAAAAATGAAATATAACCCGAAAGTAGTAGAAAAAGAATGGGGTCACGAGGTCTGGATGGCCAATAACGAGGAAGAAAATTATTGCGGTAAGATTCTTCACTTAAACAAAGGCCACAGGTGCTCAATGCACTTCCACGCGGGCAAGCATGAATCGTTCTATGTCTTAAAGGGAAAAGCTCTAATAAGACACATAGACACGTCGACATCTGAGCTAAGGGAAACCAGCCTTAGCGAAGGGGAATGCTACGAGATAGACAGGTTTTTCCCGCATCAGATCGAAGCGCTGGAAGACCTTGATATTATAGAGAGCAGCACATTCCACAATGACGAAGACAGCCACAGGGTATGGAAAGATTAACCGACGTAGTTATTATAGGATCCAACTTAAGCGGGTCCATGCTCGCCTCCATTTTGGCTAAAAATGGAGTCGATGTAACTATCGTCGACCCGAAGACTCACCCTAAATTCACTATAGGAGAAGCCACCACTCCGGACTCTAGCTGCAGATTCAGAATAGTTGGAGAAAAATATGGTATACCAGAGATCTCATACCTGTCCAACTTTCATGACTTAAAAAATAAAGTAAGCGAAAACTGCGGAGTCAAAAGGTCTTTCAGCTTTCTGCATCACCAAGAAGGCAACATCCATTCCCCAGAAAAAACACATCAATTTCCCGGCCCAGACAATAAGGTCTTTGGTCCAGATTGTCATTTTCTCAGACAGGACGTGGACTATTTTTTATTTCGCACAGCAGTAAAATACGGAGCCAAGGCCCAGAACTCAGAAATAAGCTCCATCAAATTCAACAAAGATAAAGTCAGGGTGTCCTGCTTCGGCGGAACAAATATTACCTGTTCATACGTATTTGATACGTCTGGAAAAGACTCAAGACTAGCGACCAGATTTGGCCTTAGAAAATGGAATGAGTTCGACACGAATTCCAGAAGTATCTTTACTCACATGACAGGAGTAAAGAATCTTAACACCTCAGGCTCTTGGCCTTTCGACTTCAAATCCCTATACGGAGCCAAGGTCCCATTTTCCCAGAGCACCCTTCATCACGTCTTCGAGAATGGGTGGTTCTGGGTTATACCATTTAGTAAAAAGAACGACATGACCAGCGTTGGTCTGGTATTAAATAGATCTCGCTATTGCCCGCCTTTTAAGTCTCCAGAAAAAGAGTTCGCCTCTTACGTAAAAAAATTTCCAACAATAAGAGAACAATTCGAAGACGCTAAAGTCGTCCAAAAATGGATATCCACAGGTAGACTCCAGTACTCTAGCGAAAAGATTTTTGGTAATAGATTTTGTCTCTCCGCTAATTCTGCTGGCTTTATCGACCCCCTTTATTCCTCTGGGCTACACTTGGCAACTATAATGGTTGACTTACTAGCTGAAGAGCTACTAAGCGCAATTAAGGATAACGATTTTGACACGCATAGGTTCCAACATATAGAGGACACCATGAAGGCTTCCTTCACTCATTACGATGAGATGATTAGCAACTCGTTTTCTTCTTTTCCTCATTATGATTTATGGGATGCTTGGTTTAGGGTGTGGGCTAGCGGTAATTTCTTAGGTACGGTTTCTAATATAAACTTATTACTCAACTACTTTCAAAGCGAAAATAAAAAATACCTTTTCAGAACATCTAAATCACCTTATAATATACCACTAGGGATAGAACTGAAAGAACACAGGCAGCCCTTCTCTGAAGCCCTGCTCCTTATGGATCAATTTAAATACCAAAAAAAACCCAAGGAAGAGACAAGGAAATCTATTTTAAACGTGATAAAAAACCACGAACTTATCCCTTCCTATTTTGAATGGCACAAACCAACCAAGAGATGCACCCCAGAGTTCGGTTTTACGGGGTTCGTCAGGCTCTACCTTTGGGCACGAATGAATGCCACGGAGAAAACAAGACGGGAGCTTTTTTCTTATAACCCCCTAAGCAGCTTTTTAAATAATTATGTCAACAGCTAAAGATAAATTCCTATCCGCTTCCAGAATAAAGACTCTGGAAACCTGCAGTTGGGTATACTGGTGCAAATACCACCTTCACCTTCCTGACAGATCTAATTCTGGAGCCCTTAGGGGGACAGTCTGCCATAGTGTTTTCGAATTCCTCTTGAGGAGTAAGCATAGGAAGCACTACGACGCCATTCTTAAGGCGGACTCAATTGAGGGCTCCGAAGCTGTGGTAAGATATATACATTCATATCTACGCAAATGCGACATCGAGAATTTTGGTAATGAAACCTACCAAGAGAACTATGACCTCATAGACGACATGATCGTTGTAGGTCTCAAAAATGATTTTTTTGGCGACGAATCACTGATAGACGGCACCCCTTACATAGAGAAACCCGAGCAAGAATTTGAAATAACTAATAGAAAACCAAAATACAAAATAAGAGGCTTTATAGATAAACCTATACAGTACAAAGACAAGAAAGAAATAAGAATAGTCGACTATAAATCAAGCAAATATAAATTCAGAGGGGACGATCTAACTTCAAATGTCCAAGCGATGATGTATTCATTAGCTTCCTTAAAACTCTGGCCCAAACTTAAGCCGGTGGTAGAATTTTTATTCCTGAGGTTCCCGAGGCAACCCGTGCAGCGATTAGAGTTCTCGAAAGAACAGCTTAAAGGCTTTGAGCATTATCTCGAGCAAGTATACGAGGTAATAAATAACTTCTCGGAAAAGGATTCAGCTTCCAACTTTGCAATCGATGGCGGCTGGAAGACCAAATGGATGTGCGGTCCCACCAAAAGCGGATGGGAATGCCCACTTAAGCACCCGTATGAATATTATGTATTAAAAAATAACAGAGGCAAAATCATAAAGTCCTCACTCGAAAATGATTTAGTCACCGAGAAAAAGGGGCAGAAAATAGAAAAACTTAAGTATGATGGCTGCCCCAAGTTCAATAGCTCCGGAGGGAACGAGGAGTCGCTCCAAGATGATCCGTTTGATTGGTAATACTGTTAATGAATAACTATGGATACTTGTATTGTCTATACTCTGAAGATGGACAGAAAAATGACTATTTTGATAAGGAACTAATCCCATCGTTTAGTTCTCTTAAATTAACTGTACCTACCGCAAGCGTGTCTCTTTATACCAATATTAAGTTTGATAATGATGAAGGATTCGATCATGTTATATATGACGAACACATTGATAAAAGACATATAGCAAAAGCTCACGCCTTGCTAAAGAGTCCCTATGATAGGACTATATTTTTGGATACAGATACGATTATACATAGAGATATAATCAACGACATCTTTAAGGTGTTAGATGAATTTAATTTCACTGTAGTATACGGGGGAGCTTTCGGTGCTGGCACAATTTATCCAGACTTTAATACGGGATTGATTGGAGTAGCAAACAATAATGAGACCAAAACAATACTCAATGAATGGGTGCGATTGTTCGAAGAAACTCCGCGGGCCTTGCGAATGCCCCGCTGCAGCGGCGGATCGTTGAAGGATCAATGGTCTTTTAGGGAGGTATTCATGAAGAACAAGAAAATGTTCCATATACTTCCAACTTATTTTATGTATAGGTGGCACATAATGAAGCAATACCCGCGCCATGCAGTGTTAACTCATGATCGATCAGCTAAGGATGGATTAACATACAGAAATAACGTTACTAAAAAGATAATTAATACTTATGTAAGAGACCATTTATGAAATTTTTGTTGACTTCATTCCAGTATGATGCTATGGTTAGAACATGAAAGTATTACCTCTGTTTAAGAGTCACTATTCCTTAGGCAGAAGCATTCTCACTCTCGAAGAAGACTCCTCGATGAAGGGCGGCCCCCGTTCAATCGTTGACATCTGTAAGGAGAACGATATAGATAAGCCCCTTCTTGTTGAAGATAGCATGGGCGGATTTCTTCAGGCTTATACGAATTTTTCTAATTTAAAAATAAATTTCATCTTTGGTCTTCGAATCACCTTTTGCCCAGACATAACTATCAAAGATGAAGAGTCTCTGAATCAAAGCTCTAAATATATAATTCTTTCCAAAAACTCTTCCGGCTACAAGAGGCTCATTAAAATTTATAGCTGCGCCGCCAAAGAAGGTTTCTACTATAACCCCCGTATGGATTTTGAAAATCTAAAGAAGTTTTGGTCCAACAAAGATCTGATGCTTGCCGTACCGTTCTACGATTCCTTTATCTATAAAAATTTATTAACATACAACGCCTGCGTTCCAGACTTTAGCTTCTCTGAGCCAGTTTTTTTTACTGAAGAGAATACGCTGCCCTTCGACGACCTAGTTCAACAAAAAGTAGAAGAATACTGCGATGGCAAGTTCGAAATAAGAAAAGCTAAAAGCATTTTCTACGAAAAGAAAAAGGACTTCAAGTCTTATCTTACTTTCAGGTGCATCAACAACAGGAGCACGTTAAACAAACCGCAGTTCGATCATATGTGTAGCGACGAATTCTGTGTGGAAGAATGGATTAAGAGCAATGCATAATAAGCCAATCAATAGAGAGCTTATGTCTCCTGATGAATGCGAAGAAATCGTAAAAGAAATTTACGAGCTAGAAAAGTATTGGACCAAAAGAAGCTCTGTCCAATATACTCTAGGTCTAGCGTCGTATATGGATTGTGGTTTAGAAACGAGAGACTACTTTAACCCCACAAAGCTACACAACAATAACCAGATACTGCAAGCACGTTTTTCTGACCTCTACGAGCAGCTAGCCTTTTTTCTTGGGGACCTACTCGGCACTAGAGCGTACCTTTATGACAAAGCTGCATATCCGGGATTCCATATATATCCCCCGTCAACACTATGGACGGGAGACACATTTAATCTTGCCGCTATTCATAAAGACATACAATTTAAAGATGTATTCCCAGAAGAAAAATGTACCAAGGAAAATCTAACCTCATTCACCCTCTCCTTGAGGCTTCCAGAGGAACAAAGCGGTAGCGGCATGAACATATGGCCTAACGGCAAAAAAGAAAAAAAAGAATTCATCAAGTATAAGGAGGGTTGCATAGCCGTACACAGTGGTCTAACCACCCACCAAGCGGTCATAGGAAGCTGCCTTAAACGCCCTAGGATCACCCTACAGGGCCACGGATTCACAACCAAGGGTGAAACACTACTTTATTGGTAATATGGACAACAAACTACTGAGATTCAATAACAAAAAAACCATAGTCTTAGTTGACTTTGAGACGGAAAATCTTTGCCTGCATGGTGAGGAAAACCTGCCTTGGCAGGCCGCAATGATTCTATCTTCGGGTGGAAACTTGATAAACCATAAGAACTTTTATGTTAAATGGCATCGAGAGCTTAAAGTAAGCAAGGAAGCGGCAAGAATAACTAGGTTCAGCCCCACGGAACACAAGAAAAAAGCCTTACCAATAGAAGACATATTCCCCACCATGAAGGACTGGTTCGACAAGGCGGATTACATCTTAGGCCACAACATACTCGGTTTTGATATCTACTTGATGAGATATATCTACTCTTACATGGGGGAAGACTACAGGCCCCTAATGCCCAAAATCATAGACACTATGTGTGTAGCCAAAGGCATCAAGTATGGTATCTTTTATAAACCAGAAGAGGATTTCCTAGAGTATCAATACAAGATTTTACATACAAGAAGGAAGGGAGTTAGGACCAGTTTAGTTTATCTAGGTAAAGAGTTTAAAATTGAACACAACTATGACAAATGTCACGACGCCATAGTTGACTTAGAATTAAATCTAAAAGTCTGGAATCAGTTGAAGTATCAGATCGAGCTTTAAGGGTAATCCGACCCCTTTATGATGGCTGAACCGTGGGCGTTATAGGAAACCGCAGAGCTACTGTCGTATTCCAAGGCTTTTCCAGCGTACCCACCACGCGAGGCCGAGATGGATGATATGCTCATCACTGGGATATCTATTAGCTCACCACCATACGGACTAGAGATTGTCTTACCCGGATAACTATAGTTGCCGCCACGGCTCCCGTAGCTTCCACCAGCAACCCCATTGCTATGACTTCCGAACACAGAGTCCGCGCTGGATCCATCCACGTTACTATTGAGAAGCACCGTACAATCGTCTCCCCCTTGGTAGTTGCCCTTGAAATCTTCTAAGGTGGGCTTGCCAGCGCTAAAGGAGTTGGTCGCCCCATCCCCTCCGGCCTCAAGCCCTCCTTCGCTTGCTCCATCAGTAGAGATCAACGCGTTTCTTGCGTTATGCGAGAACACAGTAGACCCCTTCACTGTTATTGCTTTCGTTACGTAGTCTTTTGAAAACGGTTGAGAAGCCCAATAAATACCGAGCCATGTACCGTTGACATTCCAAGAATAATTTTCTAAATTTTGAGCTTTTGTCGTTAAGACTCCTGCGTGTTCGTCGTCATCGACTGATGATTTCGGCCCAGAAGCATCCTCCTCGTAATATGTCCTGCTTCCCAGAGTGTCTGTTTCTAGTCCGTTTATTTCAAATTTTTGAACCTTCTCTGCTTCAAAACATTGCGGCGTTAAGACGCTTTGGTCCAAGGCTAATGATATTATTTTGTAATCATTTGATATTTTTTCCAGTGGGAGCTCGCTGCTCGAAGAAAACTCATCAAAATCCCCCGCTTCTCCATATGGAGCCCCTCCTCCTCCAGCGCCTCCGTTTCCGAAGTCCATTACCATCCAGCCCTCTCTGATTGGTGTCCCATTTAACCCTCCATAAGTGGTGGAACCCCCTAAGGAAACCAAAAATGGCCCGCCTGTTTGCTCTATGTAATTCATGTAGGCTCTTACCATAGGCAAGCCCGCTGCTCCTCCACCGCCTCCTCCCCATATATTTCCATGATTGTGTATGGACACGTTTGTGTCTTGAATTTTTATTGCGGTTCCCCCGTTCTCTCCGTGAACATCATGTATCTCGTCCCATTTAAACGGACCTTTTGAATCACTAAGCGCGGCGCGAAGAGGCGAATAAGCTTTCCCTCCTTTTCCTCCCCTTCCAGCAATCGTGCCGTAGTTGTTTATAACCACAGTTGTTCCCTCTCCAAAGTTCGCTATGTATAACGCGGGTGAATAGTCGTCCTTTCCATCTCTTTCTCCCAGTATAACCGCGGATGAATTTATATTTAAAATAATTGAAAACGGATAGATTGAAAGAAGCTCTTCGGAATATGCTGTTTGCTCGCTAGCTAGCTGTTTTAAGCTCAATGAGGTGTGAACTCCGGCCTCTACTGTAAGCGTTATGTTTATTTCTATAGCTCCCTCCGGTAAATGAACAAGCTCCCAGCCCGTGTTTGTCTTTTGAAATACCTGTTTGGCTTTTTGCCAAGAACCATCGTGTTTTATGTGCCAAAATCTAGCCTTTGAGAATCCATCCCCATGCTTCTTGTAGGTTTTCCTAAGTAAGTCCATTTAAATCACGAACCATAGGTCGCCCTCTTTACCGCTTGCTGTCGCTGGGTTATCGGCGCTTACCCAATGCTGGGCGTAGGCCCCATTATACACGCTTGCGCCCTCGCCCTCGGTTTTCACCAAAACTTCATCATAATATGCTATGTCCCCAAGGTCCAGTATCCCAGCGCTTGGTTCCACATTAATGCCCCTAGCTCTCCCCACTCGCACAGGCACGTTTGACGGAGAGTAGAACCCGGCATCATTGTTCAGGGCTGAGGTCTCTATCTCTGGAGCAAGTGAGTCAGCTAGGACCGCCGCTCTTGTATGAAGATATAGACCAGAAGTGGTATTATACGTAATAAAATCGCCATCCTGAGGCGGATCAAATTCGCCGCTTTTTACCCTAACTAGATTAACTTTACTGAGTGCCATGTTACTATTATAGTAAAAATTACACTGTTTCACACCAAAAATATGTTTGACTATGTGGCAGAACTGGGTTATTATCTTAATTATGAGTTCAATGGACTACGTGTTTGACCTAGCAGACAAGCTTGAAGAGAATAACATTCAGTATGTTATGACCACCTTGAGACCCGGTGAAAAAGTAGACAAAATAGACGTTTATTATTCAATTACAGACCAGCTATCAAGAAAAGAATTAGCCACGGTACTGGGAAAAATTTCCCAAGACCTCCTGAACAAAACAGACGAAGAGATTCAAAAAGAACGCACAATTACACCAGAAGATTATGAAGCTGACGACGAAGCAGAAGACGATTTCTTTAAAGATGACTCGGAAGACTAAAAAGGACAACTTTTTAGAAAGATTCTCTCCGCTAGACCTACCCCTGCACGGGGTAAGGCTGCCTGAGTTTAAAATTTCTAATAAATATAAACACAAGCACAAAGTAAGCGAAGATGTTGATAACTTCGACTTCCTTCGAGCTATTTGCTTAGAGGGGTTTAAGAAACTCGACGTTAAAAAGACTTCCGCGGACTACGACAAATACGTAGAAAGAACAAAATACGAGCTTAAGACTCTGAAAGACTTGGGCTTTGTAGATTACATACTACTCGTTTGGAACGTTATCAATTTTTGTAAAGAAAACGATATTCCTACTGGAGTTGGCCGTGGTTCTGCCGCTGGCAGCTTGGTTCTTTTTCTTATCGGAGCAACCGGAATAGACCCCGTTAAAAATGATTTGTATTTTGAGAGATTCATCTCCAAAATTAGAGCGAAAAAGAAAGAAGTAGATGGGGTAACCTACCTAGACGGCTCCCTAATGTGCGATGTCGATATAGACGTCTGTTATCACAACAGACAAAGAGTGCTCCAGTACCTAGAAGAGCTTTTCAAGGGCAGGACCTCCAAGATCATAACATTTAATACCCTCAGTAGCAAATTACTCATTAAAGAGTGCGGCAAAATAGTAGGCGAAAAAACAGAGCAGGAAATGAACACTGTTTCCTCGCTTATCCCCAAAGTCTTTGGTCAAGTCAAAGACTTGAAGGAGTCACACGAAGAGGTCCAAGCATTTAAAGAATGGTGCGACAGCAATCAAGAAGTCTACAAAACCGCGTTAAAGCTTAGAGGGCTCATAAAGAACAAAGGGGTACACCCTTCTGCTATTTCGCTATCTTACGAAGCGATGGATGACTGCTGCCCTACCGAACTGTCTTCTGACAAAGATTCCATTTCCTCATACGACATGAACTGGGTTTCAATTTTTAATGTGAAACTCGACGTACTGGGCCTTAGGAGCGTATCTGTTGTCCATGACGTATGCAAAACACTCGGGATTAAAGTGTCCGACATCGATCTCGATGACCTAGGAATTTATAGGAACCTACAAGAATTAAATACCCCTCACGGTCTATTTCAAATTGAAGCAGATACAAATTTTAGGGTATGCCGAGACGTTAAGCCCAAAAATTTGGAAGAGCTCAGTGCTGTATTGGCGTTGGCCAGACCCGGAGCCTTAGCTTTTGCCGATCAGTACGCGAGCTACGCAAACCATGGAGTTTACGATCCAATACATCCCTTTTTTGATGAAATTCTAAAACCCACAGGTGGCGTTGCCTTGTATCAAGAGCAACTGATGAAGATGGCGCATAAAGTGGGTTTCACCTTGGATGAATCTGAAATTTTACGCCGCATTGTGGGTAAGAAGAAGACCTACGAAGTACGCAAATGGAAAAAGAAAATCAAAGACAAAATAATAGAAAATAATCTTGACCCTCAGATCGCTGATATTTTATGGAAAATTCTCGAGGACTCTGCTAATTATAGTTTCAATAAATCCCACTCTATTGCTTACGCTGCCTTATCTGCTAGCACCATTCACCTCAAGTTCAAGCACCCCAAAGAATTCTTTTTGTCTCTTCTAAAAATGAGCAGAAACGAACCTGATCCGATCAATGAAATATCAAAAATACACAGAGAATTACAATACTTCGACATGGAGTTACTGCCTCCTCACATTCTAAAATCTGATTTGGATTTTTCTATCGAGGGAAACAACATTCGTTTTGGATTACTCTCAATCAAAGGCATATCTGACAAATCAATCGAAAAAATTTCTAATTTTAGAAAAAAATATGCAAACAAATTCGAAGTTTTTCAAGGCTCGAAAGAGGCGGGCCTTGGAATAGGAATCCTGTCTGCATTGATTCAAGCTGGAGCCCTACAGGACCTCAAACAATCCCGCAGTAAGGTCGTCTTAGAGGCCCAACTGTGGAATATCCTCACAGACAGGGAGAAAAGATACTGCATGGATCTTGGCGAAAAATTCGAGTTCGATTTAATAAAAATAATCAAGCACCTAACCACCGCCTCAGACGAAAAAAGCAAAGCGATCATTAAAGAGTCTCGTTACGGCACCATAAAGAAAAAGTATGCGCCCTACGTCAAAATCTATGAGCTCAATAGTAAATCAGAGAGTCTTGCTAATTGGTATTATGAAAACAATTTGTTAGGATATACATATAATAAGCCGCTTAAGGAGATTTACTCTTCTAAGAGAAGTGATTTGTCCAGCTTAAGAGAAGTGAACGAAAGCTCCGACGGAGAGAGGGTAGTTTTTGTCGGAACCGTTAAGGATGTTTACCTCGGCACCTCAAAAAATAAAAATAAATACTTTAAATGCGAGGTTGCAGACCAGACAGGCGTGCTAAATTGTCTTATTTTTAATGATAACATAGAGCAGTGCAAAACCCTCAATTCGAGCCTCCCAGAGAAGAAAAACATAGTGATTATCAAGGGGGTAAAGAAACAAGATTGCGTATTTGCTAACCTAATTTCCGTACAAGACCATCAGATTTATACCAAGCTTTCTCAATTAAAAAACATTGACAAATAACTAGAACCCCCCTATTATAGGCATAACATGATACAATTCTACAAGCCAAAGCCCACAGTAACAGGTTCAGCCTGCTCTTTCTACCTCAACGACGAGGAGAACTCTTTTTTTGCATCCATAATCAAGCAAAAAAGCTGGGACAAACAGAAGAGGAGGGCCTCCTTTGAAAAGGACGATCCAATGAAGAAGGTTATAGTGAAATTTAACCGAAAAGAAATTTGTGGGTTTATCGATACCATCAACAGGAACGTTGAGCTCTCCGGTTACCACGGAAGCAATCAAATTATCCAATTTAAATTCGGCCCCTATATGAGAGATGGCGATCAGCTTGGATTTTCCTTCATCGTAAATAAGCAATCTAAAGAAGACTCAACTAAGAAGGCTTCCTTTGCAATAGGGTTTGATTTTCCCGAGTCAGTAGAACTGAAAACTTTTCTAGAGCATATGGTCCGAAGAAGCTTCGACAACGATAGAAAACTAAGAGCCAAAAGTAAAGCTAAAGCCAAAAAAGTAGTAGCTCCTGTACAGACAGAGGCAGAAGAGAATGAGATTTGGTAATGGCAGAAAAAAAGCTTAAAGTATTACTCCAGACAGATTCGTCACTAGCAAAAACAGGCTTCGGCAGAAACGCCAAAGCCATACTGTCTTACCTTTACAAGACAGGCAAGTACGACCTCGTGCATTATTGCGTCGGCGTAAATCTCTCGAACCCCGACCTCAAGAGAACGCCTTGGAAATCCGTTGGTTGCTTACCGGATAGCCAACAGGAGGTCGACCAACTAAATCGTGACCCCAATGTAGCTAGGCTAGCTGGGTATGGAGCCCACTACCTAGATAAGACAATCAAAGAGGAAAAACCCGACGTTTACATCGCAGCCCAAGATATTTGGGGCGTAGATTTCGCCATTAAGAAAATATGGTTTGACAAAATTACCTCAGCAATATGGACAACTCTTGATTCCCTACCAATACTACCCACAGCAATAGAGACCGCTAAAAAAGTTAAAAACTATTGGATTTGGAGCAGTTTCGCGACCAAAGCTCTTAACAAATTAGGGCACGAAAAGGTAGAGACAGTGCACGGGGCAATCGACGACACCTGTTTCTTTAAGATCGAAGACGAGAAAAGAGAACAACTACGATCAAGCCTCACCTTGCCTGAGAATGCCTTTGTTGTTGGGTTTGTTTTTAGAAATCAATTAAGAAAAAGCGTACCCAATCTCTTAGAGGGGTTTAAAATATTTCAGAAAAAGAACCCAAACGCCAACGCCTTTCTTCTTTTGCACACAAGCTGGGCGGAGGGATGGAATATCCATAGACTAGCTGATGAATACAACGTCGATAAAAATAGGATCTTAACTACGTATGCTTGTAAAAGTTGTCACAATTACAGCATAAGGCCTTTCACGGGTCAAGAGCAAGCGTGCAATCACTGTCCAGACGACAAGGGTATGTCAACGACTGGCGTAGGTTTTGGAGTAAGCGAGGAGCAACTTAATGAAGTCTACAACTTGATGGACGTTTATTGTCACCCATTTACTTCTGGCGGTCAAGAAATACCAATTCAAGAAGCTAAATTCGCTGAGCTCATCACTCTAGTCACGGACTACAGTTGTGGAGAAGAAGTGTGCGAACAGGGAGCAGGGTCACTTGCTTTGGCTTGGTCCGAATACCGAGAACATGGTACTGAATTTAGGAAAGCCTCCACTGATCCCAAATCTATAGCAAATAGACTGGAAGAGGTATTCAAAATGAGCCCGAGAAAGAAAGAGAAGCTAGGCAAGAAAGCTAGGCAGTGGGCTATAGATAATTATTCAGTCACAAACGTGGGCAAAAAAATCGAAAAATTCCTAGACTCTTGCCCGCATACGACATACGACTTCTCCTTGAAAGAGGAAGAACGCGATCCTCATTTTCAAGTCCCAGAGGTGAGCAACGATAGCGAATGGTTGACATGCCTGTATCACAATATCCTAAAGATGAAGCACGTTGATGACAATGACGACGGACACAAATACTGGATGCGAGAACTAGCTAAAGGAGTCAAGAGAGAAAACGTAGAAAAATACTTTAGAGACGTCGCCATTAAAGAAAACACAGAAAATCTTAAGAAAAATACAACATTAGAGAAGCTTTTAGAGAAAGAGGATACAGGCAAGAAGAGAGTCTTATATGTGATGCCCGAAAGCGAACAGGACGTCTTCCTTTCCACTAGCCTGTTCCGCTCAATGAAGGAAAGTTACCCTGATTACGATATATATGTCGCCACCAAGCCCGAGCATCAAGAGTTACTGGACGGGAATGAACACATCAAGACGATCTTGCCATATGACCAACAGATGGACCAAATATACTCCCTCCAAGGCATGGGCGACCACAAGGGGTATTTTGATATAGTATTTTCCCCGTATTTTGTTACCCAAAGACACCCCACCTATTCGCACAACGGACTAGACTCCGTTGCTTACAAGGATTTAAAATATGAAGAAGGATGATAAACCCGATTTCCCCTATACATCCCCTATACCCCCTCACCTCACACCAGAGGAAAGAGAACAGTGGGAGAAGGACCAAGAATGGCAAGAAAAAGAAGTCGAAAGACGGAAGAAAGATGGACTTTATGACTCTCGTAAGTTCAAAAGAAAAAGAGGCAGACCATCCTCAAAAAAATATGAAATGAAGCCCTTTCACTCCCAATAAATATGCACTTAGTAGAATCATACGCCACAAATTGCGGCCTCAAAATAGACAAGCCCGCCATCTATGAAAAATTTTTTCCGTTGGGCTTCGATAAATATATAACTTTCGAGACTTCACTTGAGGCGTCCAAAGATTACGATTATTGGCATGACGTAGTCAATACTATATTTCCGAAGTTGTTAAATAAAGGAATTACCATAGTTCAAATTGGCAAGCGCGGGAGCAAGCACGTACAAAATTGCGCCTCAGCCATTGGCATAACCAACAGAAATCAAGAAGCTTATGTCATTAAAAATTCCATGCTACACCTCGGCGTGGACGGCTACACAAGCCAACTAGCCGGAATGTACGACGTGCCGATTGTTTGCCTTTATTCCAATAACAATAAAAACGACGTTAAACCATACTGGGGGAATCCCGAAAAACAAATACTAATCGAAAGCGACAGGGGAGGCAGAAAGCCTAGTTATTCTAACGTGGAAAACCCAAAGACTATCAACATGATTATGCCCGAAACCATCTCTGGGGCTATTTGTAAATTATTAAATTTAGAACACAATTTTAATTATAAGACTCTAGAATTTGGTTTTAATTACGCTAATAAAATAGTAGAAACGGTTCCCAATCAGATAGTTAGTGCCCAACAGATGGGCATAAGCTCCATTATTGTCAGAATGGATTTTGAGTTTAATGAAGAAAAACTTGCGGAGCAGTTAAAACATTCAGTATGCTCTATAGTGACAGACAGACCGATAGGGGAAGAGATATTCGCTAGGTACAAGAAAAATATAAAAGAAGTAATTTATTATGTAAAAGAAGACAACGATCCGAACTTCATTGGTGTTTTACAAAAAAACGCTATCCAATTTGCTCTCTTCAGCGATTTAAGTGAGGAAACCATAAACCCATTTAAGATTCACTACATGGATTACGGCATCATTCACAGAAAAGATATTCCATCATTCGAGCACCTAAAAAAGAAAGACAACATTTACTATAAATCCTCCAAGCTTACCCTTAGCAATGGAAAAATGTACCCATCTAAGGCTGCGTATCTTGAAAATAAGCCCAGTAAAGACCAATTTGAAATCTGCAAGGTTATAGATAATGAAGAGTTCTGGAGAGAAGCTGACTATTTCTGTTTCCTCGAAAAGACCTCTTGACCCCACTCTAGAAAGGTGCTAGTATCTTATGTATGACAGCAGCTAGCAACCTTGGCTTGCCCGAGCCCAAAACCAGACAGATTAAAAGAGACGAAGACGGCCTCATAGAGGGATTAGATTACGTCTTCAACGAAGAAGGCCAAATTGATTGGCGAAAAATGGTCAAACAAGAATTTCTTGTCGCTAACCGTGATAGAACCAGCGAGAGCGACGTTACAAAACTTGAAGACAACCAACTGCTAATTCTTCTTGGGGGCATAAAAGAGCTAGCTCAAATTAGGGGATACACAAATGTGCAATACAGTGTCCAGACCCCCTCTTCAGACTACGTTGTAGCGACCTGCAGTATAAGTTTCGTACCAAATTACGAAACAGAGGGGCGCGAGATTACATTCTCAGCCATCGGAGACGCCTCCCCAGATAATACAAAAAGTTTCGCTAGATTTTTCTTGGGTCCAATCGCGGAGAACAGGGCCTTTGTTCGTTGTGTTCGTAATTTTTTAAAAATTAATATTGTTGGCCAAGACGAGATGGGCGAATCCAAGCTTGTCTCCTCCTCTCCAAAAAAAGATAACCTAACTGATCCGGTTTCTATCTTGGAAACCCTTATGGCTAAGAAGGGCGTGTCCTTTGAAAAAATCAAAGAAAAATTAGTCAAAGAAGAAGTAAAAGGAGCGGCTGATTTCGATTACCTAAACCAAATACCCAGACTAAAAGTCTTCGAATTGATAGAAAGACTCAAAAAAGCCAAAACCAAAGCTTAATGGTTTCCATCAGCACCGTATTGGTTAGTCTCCTTCCCCCATGGGTACAATCTCGTTCTTAACCACCCTGATGGTTCTGGATACTGCACGTTAACGTAGAGCCATCCAGTGTCATAGGTAATCCATCCCGCTCCAGAGCCACTGGACGGATCTAAAGTTCCGGTTGGAGCATTACCCGTAGGCAGGTAGCGCAGTTTTCCTGAAATAAGCTGGTCTCCGCTTGTCTGATTGAACGACACGTTTCCGTTAATCTGAAGCGCGTTATAGTTTGTGACATTACCCTGTATAGTTGGGTTGACCCAAGTGCCTTGAGAGTTTTCGCGGTAAAAAACAGAGCCTCCGATATTGTCTATATCGTCCAATTTACCTGTATGGATATGTACATCATCGTTAAACGTCAGATACTGCCCAGTCAAAAATATCAAGTTCGGCACCGTGGTGGTGGTGGGGAAATTTAAAGTGGCTCCAGTTACGGCGGGAGCATGTATAACTGAACCGGTTATATTGTACGTGTTGCTGTCTATGGATCCTGTCGTGTATATTATTCCGCTGTTTATAGCTACGTGATCTCCAGTAAAGTAAGCGGTTCCTCCGGAGTTCATCACGGTGAAGTGTTTACCGCTCACGAAGAGCTTGCTAGCGTTTCCAGTGTTTTGTATCGTGCTCCCCGAAATTCCTACAACACCGCCGGTTACATAGTTTACTCCACCGGTTATCAAGAAGGTATTCCCTGTTGCAAATGTGGTTATCGCACCCTCTGTTTCGCTTGTTATATAACTTTCAAATCCGGTTATGTTTACTATACCGCCAGTAATTGTATTTATACCGCTTACATTGGTTATATATTGTCCCGTTATCTTGTGGTTTCCCACGCCAGTTATGGTTATGTTATATCCAGAAATGTTATTTGTTCCGGAGCCCGTTATGTATATATTTTGCCCGGTTATATGATTGTCTCCACCAGTTATGAACGCTGTCCCTGTTATGTAAACCCTAGTTCCGGTTACATTGTTCTGGGTGTACTGTCCGCCGGTTATATATACTTGGCTACCGTGTATTGTGTTGATGATTTGATTGGTGTTGTACTGTTCTGGCGCGGTAATACCCTGATTTGCGTATACTGTATTTCCTGATACATAGCTCCTTAAAGAACTATTTGCGACAGCGATTCCGCTTATATTTACAACTGCTCCCGTTGCGTACTGAATAGAATCTGGCGCGCCAGTTATATATATATTTTGTCCCGTAATATGCTGCGCGCTATCTGGACCACCCGTAATGAAGGTGTGGCCGCTTGTTATATACTGCGCCTGTCCGGTAATGTAGTGCACGCCGCCGGTAATGAGCGTGCCGTTACCCGTTATATAGTTTGTTCCGCCAGTTATGAAGAAGTTGGCTCCAGTGAGGAAATTATTGCCGCCTGTTATATCTATGTCCGTACCGGTGATATATATCGTGTCATTTTGTCCGGTTAGATTTATATTCGTGCCGGTTATGAATATGTTATCTCCAGTTATGAAGTTCGTACCACCCGTTACGAATGCGCTTTGGCCTCTTCCGGTGAAGAAGTTGGTGCCGCCTTCTATGGTTACATTTACGCCTGACACGAATCCGGTTTGCGCGGTTATCGTAGATACACCTCCGGTTATGCTAACAACGTTGCCCGTTATGTAGTTCGTTACGGCCTTGGCCGTCGACGCAGACAAGGAGTGTCCGCCGAAATAGCTTAGAGCTTCGTCGCCATCTATGTTGCACGTTCCGCCTTCGATCTCCTCAAAATATGTCCATACCTCAAAGTAGTCATCCTTATCCGCTTCAGCCATGACCGAAATCTGCATGGTTCTTTCACCATCGGCATAGCCGGCTGAGGCGGAATTATTGTCGTACTGGATCAAGCGTGAATTCTTCGCTATCGACGACCCGTTCTTACGAAGTTCTATGTAGCTTTCTGTGTCGTAGTAATGCACCTCAGTGAGGGTGACCATCGCTGTGAAGGAGTATCTTCCATCTTGTGGAGCAACAAACCTTTTTTGCGTAGTGTCAAAATTATTTCCGATATCAAAATCTATATTATTAAATTTAGCCTTAGTTGCGGTATCTTCGTCAACAGCTTGGTCACTCCCGCCCCTATTAGCTAAGAATGAAATCTCCGCATTACCCGACCCACTGGCTACCTGATGGAAGACAAACGAACCGCCGGTTATGTAGTTAATGCCACCGCTTACGATGGCGCTGGTGCCGGTTATGTTGCTCGTTCCACCCGATATGTATACATTTGAACCAGTTATAGACTGCGTAGTATTTGAGCCGCTGACATAAATAGAACCGCCTCTCATGTAATGTGTTCCACCCGTAAGGTAAGTCACTCCGCCGCTTATACTCACGCTTGTTCCGGTGTTTATCGTCGTAACTCCACTTGTGCTGTATATGTTTGTCGGGTTGGTTGCGCCACCCGTTATGTAATTAGTGCCACCCGAAAGATTAATAGTATTGCCTGTTATGAACGAGGTGCCCGACCCATAGATGTTAGCATATGCCGCGAAGTCCTCTGACTCCTCAAGAGTTAGGTACATTATTGAGTCACCAGATTGCGTTAGCTCTAGACTCTCCGTCCCTGATATGTGTATTGACGCTCCATCATGAGCGTGGAGCGTATGCTGTCCGCCTGTTACAGATATGACATGGCCGCTAAATGTTCCCGAACCAGAATATATGGTTACATTTTGACCAGTTACAGTGATGGTCGCCCCACTTCCTCCGGTTATATGAGTTATTCCTCCCGTGACAAATACGGTCTGCCCTGTCACATAACTTGTTCCACCAGTCTGGTAGAACGAGGCTCCGGTCACGTAATTCGTACCGCTCATTATGGTGTTGTTCGCACCCGTTATGTAGTTTGTCCCCCCGGTTATTGAATTGTTTACGCCTGTTACATAATTCGTACCGCTTGTAATAAAGTTAAGTCCTGTTACGGAGATCGACGAACCAACGTGCCCAGTTATATATGTGGTTCCACCCGTGATATTAATAGCTTCCCCCGTTATATACGAGGTTCCGCTCATTACATTTATATTCGTTCCCGTCAGATATGTGGTACCGCCAGTTATGTCTATGTAGGCTCCCGTTACAGTATTGGTTCCTTCACTCAAGTACGCAATGCCCGTTACGTTCAGGGCATTTGCTATAATCGTGTTTGTTCCACCGGTCACGAGCACGGTGTCGCCGGTGATATTACTTGTGCCGCTGTATATTTGGAAGCTAGCTTCTCCTCCGCTTATATAAATATTCCCTCCGGTTATAGTTATGTCTCTGCCGCTTACATAGCTCGTACCACTTGTTATGGAGTTTATTCCACTAACCATGGAGAAGGTTCCGCCGGTAACCACGTTGTTACCACCGGTTATATTGATTGTGAATCCTGTTACTTGGTTAATCCCGCTTAACACCTCTATTTGGCCACCCGTTATGTAATTAGTGCCGCCGGTTACGTTGACAGTCTCTCCCGATATATTGTTATCACCACTCATGATGGTGATGTTGGAGTCTGCGCCCCCTGTCACGTTGACATACGTGCCGGTTATGTGAGAGGTACCGCTGAGCACCGTGATTGCACCTCCGGTTACATAGTTTGTCTGGACTCCACTAAGATTTATTATTGCCCCAGTTACATAGTTTGTGTTTACTCCGGTAATATTTATCTCAGTTCCGGTAATATAATGGGTACCGCCGGTTATTCTTACATCCGCATTCTGTCCCGTTATGTAGAAATTTGTACCCGTTATGTAGTGTGTGCCCCCGGAAATCTCGAATTGATATCCTGTAGCGTTTACGGTCTGATTACCCCCGGTTATATAGAAGTTTCTGCCAGAGGCATGCGTTACGCCTCCTGACACGTCGAAGCTTATGCCGCTTGCGTATGTTGTGCCTCCCGTTATGTATACGTCTGATCCAGTTATGTAGAACAGTGTATCGGGATCTCCCGACAGATGGAAGGTGCCGCCAGTGATGTTGAATGTCTCACCTGTTATATTTACTACGTCAGACCCGCTTATGAAAGCCGTGTTAACTCCCGTTATAGATACATTAGAGGCTCCAGTAATATTTATGGTGTTTCCCGTAATGTATTGTATTCCGCCTGTTATGTAGGCTGTACCTGTTATATTAAACGTACCAGTCCCTGATATGTAATTAAGGCCGCTTGTTATTGTTATATTTCCACCGGTTATGGAGTTGTGTTCTCCACCTGTTATGTTGATCGTGTTGCCGCTTACCACACCCATCGTTCCGCCGGTTATCGTGACTGTGGTTCCGGTTATGTAATGAGTTCCACCGGTTATAAACGACGTGCCGCCGGTTATGTTATACGTCACCTCGTTTCCGGTTACATAGTTAAATCCGCTGGTGATATTAAATACTTCACCCGTTATGTAGTTATCTCCTCCAGTTACTGTGTATGAAGCGCCAGTTAGATAATTGCTCCCCCCTGCCACGTATATATTTCCACCAGTAGCGTACACAGTGTTCCCGCTCACATGCGAGGTTCCGGTGATGTAAACTGAATCTCCTGTTGCAAAATTTGTACCGCCAGTTATGAAAATTGATTGCCCGGTGAACTGTCCACCCGACCCGCTATTGATGTATATCTCTAATCCGGTTACGGTTTGAACTTCTGCCCCATACAGATTCGTTATATCTGCAAAGGAATTTAGATCTCCCCCCACATCGAGAGACTGGAAGAGTCCACCCGTTATGTAGGCGTTTCCACTTGTGTTTATGTCGAATGTTCCACCCGTAAAGAATAAATCACCAAGTAATCCGGTCCCGGTTATGTAATTTACGCCACCGCTTATATGGATATTATGCCCTGAAAGAATAATGTTCCCGCTTGTCGCGTATATTTCCTGACCAGTAATGTAACTTGTACCACCGCTTATCGTGGTTACTCCTCCCGTTATATAGGCAGTGGTGCCCGTTATATGACTGGTTCCACTGCTAACATTTATTACGTGCCCTGTTGCGTAAGTGGTTCCACCGGTTATATTCGTGGTTCCACTTGTGTACGTAATTCCACCTGTTACATAAGTGTTTCCAGACGAATAATTAACCCCGGTCACATACATATTTCCGGTTGAGTAGTTGATCCCACCGGTGATGAAGGTTGTCCCTGTCGCGTAGGTTACGCCTGTGGCGTAAGTTGTTCCAGTTATATAACTGATCCCCGTGGTGTAAATGTTTTCTCCCGTTATGTATTGGGTTCCCGTGGCGTAGGTCGTCCCTGTCGCGTAGACCGTACCTGTCGCGTAGGTGTTGCCCGTTACATAAGATGTTCCAGTTATGTAAATATTCTCTCCAGTTACATAGGATGTGCCAGTTATGTAGTTGAATCCAGTCGTGTACGCAGTTCCCGTGATGTAATTGGTTCCAGTCGCATATGTGGTTCCCGTGATGTAGTTGGTTCCAGTTGCGTATGTGGTTCCAGTTGCATACGTAGTACCGGTTGCATATATAGTTCCAGTTGCATACGTAGTACCGGTTGCATACGCGGTTCCTGTTATGTAGCTAGTGCCGGTTACATAAGTGGTTCCGCCGGTTATAAAGAATTGTCCGCCTGTTGCATAGGTGGTTCCACCGCTTATCAGATCCACGGTTCCCGTTATAAAACTGGTGCCAGTTATAAAGTTTGTACCTCCTGTGATAAATATTCCACTTCCAGACACATACAGATTGGCGTCTGCTTCTCCCGTTACGGATACGTAATATGCATGTAGTGTAGAATCCCTAAAGATATTGTTGTTCCCGGTGAACTCAAGAATTGTTGAGTCCTCAACCTCGTTACCGTCACCAATCAAATATAAATTGTTAGCCTCGCTTACTGTCGTATCCGAGTAGAGTACGTAAATATTTTCTCCGCTGCGCACTGTGTTTGTGCCACCCGATATCCATACGCCAGATCCACTTATTGAATTTGTTCCACCTGTTATGTAAAATTTGTTATTAGTACCCGTGAATAATCCGGTACCACTAATATTTACCATAGCAAAGGTGCTGCTGTCTGCACTTATTGTCGTAATCCCAGAAGCACTTATAGTTACAGTGGAGTCGCTTATCGTATTTTGTCCGGTACCATAGATTGCGTTAGTGCCCTCAGATATTGTAATTTCACCACCGCTTATGTAGTTTGATCCGCTGTATATCGACAGGTGCCTTCCGGTAATGTATGTATCTCCCGTTATGTGTAGGTTACTGTCTTCTACATTAAAACTCGGATGAGTATTCCCGGAGAAGTATCCAGTTATATTAACTATATCTGCCCCAGTTATTCTTATAACCGACCCAGATAGCGACTGGATAACTCCGCTGTTTATTGTAACGTCAATCCCCGTTACGGTAGCTCCACCCGTTATGTAATTTGTTCCACCGTCTATTGTTACGGTATCTATTAGCGCGCCGCTGATAGTATTTACTCCGCCTTCTATGTTGACGGCGTCTAACACTAGGTCTAAATCGCCATAGTTTGTTAGTGCCGTTACGGTTCCGGTTATATTGGTTACTCCACTATTAACTATCGTATTCGTTCCGCCGGTTATATTTATGTTGCCGCTTATTGAGCCCGTGAAGGAGCTTGTGCCTCCCGTTATGAATATATTTTGCCCCGTAACTGATGCCGTCGAGCCTATTAGCTGAATTGTCTGGCCGGTAGCATATACATCGCCAGTTACATAAGCGGTAGTTGCTCCCCCCGTAATTGATACGTTAGATCCCGTTGCTGAAATCGTATTTATGCCTCCGCTCAGATAGAATTGATTGCCTGACAGGTACCCTGTTCCGCCGGTAATATTAACGGTTTGTGCGCCGGTTATGTGAGTAGTGCCGCTGATTGTCGTGACGTTGTCTGGCGTGAGAAACAGCGTTCCAGAATTATCTATAGTTGTGTGGCCGCCGCTTATGTGTACCCTAACGCCACTTTGAGCAACTAGATTGGTGTTTCCACCCGTTAAGTACATTTGCGTGCCTTCACCCGTCCCCGTTATATAGTTAATTCCTCCGGAAATCGTAAGCTGCTCTGTATCTGTATAATTTATGCCAGAATTTATGTGCGTAAGATCGCTGTGAACAAAAGCTAAACCAAATTCACTTAGGTTTACATGCGTTATGCCATTGTAAGTTCTTAGCTCTCCATCAGTAGCGTTGAACACGTTGTAGCCCGAGTAGACATTAAGATTTCCTGTTGAGCTTATCGTGTTGTTTCCGCCTGTAACGGTAATTCCGGTTCCTGTTATGTAATTGGTACCGCTTATTATTCTTGTGTCTGATCCGGTTATGTATACCGATGTTCCAGACGCGTATACTGTATTTATGCCGCTTACCAATGAAAATCCAGACGCTGACTGTATATTAACTGACCCCCCTGTTGCGTATATTGTAATGCCTGTACCAGATATAACTATGTCTGACCCGGTTGCAGTTACGTTTTGTATTGTGTCTCCTGTTATAGTTATGGTTCCATCGGAAACATTAATTTGTTCCACCGTAACTTCGTTGACTCCGCCAGTAACGTTGACGATATCCGCAGTCACTACGTTTATTCCGCTATACAGATTAGATATTCCACCTGTTATAAACCCAGTTCCCCCGCTCATGAAGAGCGTACCGCTGGTGATATTGAATTGACCAGAGCCCGTTATATGAGTAGTTCCACCGGTTATATTTATTTGCGGCGCAGCTGGACTATTTATCGTTTGATAAGTCGTTCCGCTTACTATATTAATTTGTCTTCCTGTTATTGAGTTTTCCCCACCCGTTACAGTAACAAAATTTCCCGTTACGACCCCAATCTCTCCCCCGCTTATGTATATATTTTGCCCAGTTACATAGTGGGTGCCTCCCGTTATGTAGGTTTCCCCTCCTGTTACGTAGAAATTCGTTCCGGTCAGATAATTTATCCCGCTTTGTATTATATCTACGCCAGAGATATAGTTTCTTCCGCCAGATATGTAAATTTGATTACCAGTAATTGACGCTGTAATTTCATCCGAGTTAAATATCACCGAAGCGTTACCGGTTATTAAGCCAACGTCACCGGTTACATAATTTGTTCCTCCATCTATTGTGATGTCTGCTCCGGTCAGGTATACGTCGGACTGGTTAAATATACTATTTTGCGAGCCGGTTATATTTACCGAGCCTTCCTTGTTGTGTATTGTATTCCCAAGGCCACCAGTTATATTTACGGTCTGGTATACGCCAGTAAGAGTGTTTGTGCCGCCGGTTATATTTATTGGTGTATTAGCCGCGCTTCTTCCTATATTTCTTATTTCTACCTCTTCACCAGAATCAGGCGCTTCGCTAAAGTTGAGGTAAGCGCCGCTGAGATAATAATCTGCATCCGGATTTTGTATCAGTCCCCCTACAGACACTATCAACTCAGACGTGCTCGTCGCAACGCCTTCGCCAGAGATAACATATCCCGTAGCCCTTGTCCCAGTGGTTATTCCTGAAACTATATAGTAAGCTGTAGCGGATTGTCTGCTGCTTTGATTTTCAAATACGTAGCTTGTACCGCTGTATATATTTATTCCATCACCGGTTATATTATTGGGCCCGCCAGTAATTATTATACCACCAGAAACTGAAATGCTGCCTCCAGTAACGTGGCTCACATCACCAAGGAAGTACTGGATTGCGCCAGTAACATAGGTTACCCCACCCGTTATGTAGGTTGTTCCTCCCGTAATGTTGCTTGTGCCGCTTGTTATAGTGGAGGTTCCGCCTGTTATAAATACGTTGTTCCCGCTCAGGTTGGTGATGCTTGAGCCGGTAATGTAAGCCGTAACCGTGTTTATTGTTTCTGCTGTTCCTGTTATATAGGCCGTGGTCCCCGTTACGTTTATATTTGCTCCCGTTATAAACTGCGTGATTCCACTTACGTAACTTGTTCCTCCCGTTATATAGGCTGTTCCCCCCGTTATGTAATTAACACCGGAAGCATAGATGTTGGCTCCAGTTGCGTATGCGGTTCCAGTTACATAGGTCGTCCCCGTGGTGAAAGCCGTACCATCGATATAAGATGTTACATTTTGTCCCGTTATGTGGGCGCTCCCATTTACGGTTATATCGTAGGTGCCTCCGCCGGTTACATAAAGATTTACCCCCGTCGCATAGGTGGTTAAGTTATTTCCGGTTATGGTGGTTGTTCCAGTTGGATAAACGCTTACTGATGATCCGTCGTTGAAGTTGAACTCGTTTCCAGTCAAGTAAGAAGTTCCACCAGCAACGGTTATGGTGTGCCCGGTTAAATAGTTTGTAATTCCTGACGCATTGATCTGAGCACCAGTTGCGTAAATTGTCTCTCCCGTCATGAACAGGTTCGTACCCGTTATGTAGCTTACTCCGCCTGTTACATGTATGTTGGTTCCCGTGAAATATCCTGTTCCACTGTATACGTTTATTACTCCTCCTGTAGCCGCTACAGTTCCTCCCGTGTTATGAATGTGCCATGTTCCCCCAGAAGGAATAGAGAAGCTTCCAGTATTATGGAAATGCACGTTTGTTCCAGACTGTATGAAGATTCCGGTTTTAGCCCCAGTGATAACTCCAGTGATATGGGTTGTTCCGCCGGATATTTGAACCGTCTCGAAAGTCCCAGTCAGCACGTTGTCACCGTCAGTTAACTGTACGTTTTTAAATTGTGAGAAGTCTATTACTCCGGTGTCTGCTATATAGAGTAATGCACCCTCGTTTATGTTTATTGTATGGAATCCAGTTCCGGTTACATGGACATTCGAGTCGGCAAAGTTAAAGTTTGCTCCGGATTCTCCTGTTATCGACACGGTGCCACTAGTAATATCCACATCTGATCCAGATATGTACTGTGACCCTCCGGTTATGTTGAAATTATTTCCGGTTATATAAGCGTTTCCTGACCATATATCTATATCTGCACTTTGGAAATTACCCGTCAAATGGAGGTCCCCGGTTATTTGTAAATTTCCTTCGGACCCCGAATTGAAATATATATTATCACCAGTTATATGAGCGGTTGTTCCCGTCAGGTATACCTGTTCTCCCGTTATGTAAGCTACGCCGGTTACATTAACGCTTTCTGGGTCTGTAACATACGCTATTCCACTTAAGAAATTAGTTCCGTTTGTTATGTTGCTAACCGACCCTGTTATGTAATTGGTTCCATCTGTTATGTTGCTGGTCACTCCTGATACATAAGTAGTTCCCTGCAGATTTATAGTTTCTCCGCTTGCGTAAATATTGAAGCCGGTAACATTAACCACGCCGCCGGTTATGTAGCTAGTCATTCCCGTTACGTTTATGCCGGTTCCGGTTATATAACTGGTGATCCCGGAGACGTAAGTCGCTGTTGATCCGGTGATGTAAGTATTAACGCCGGTTACGTAATTTGTACCCCCCGTTATCCTAACAATTGACGCGCTTATGACAGGCGTTCCGCCGGTTATGGTTACTGGCTGCGTTGTAGTTATGCCGCCTGCTACGTTATAATTCGCATCATCACCGCCGTAAACATTAACGTCTCCCGTTACGTGTACAACATCGGCCCCGTCCAGTCTAGTGTCGTCTCCTATTATCGTGATTCCTGAACTATGATTTATTGTATTTGGACCGCCGGTAATAGCTATGCTTCCGCTTGACTTGTTTGGCAGGTTAACTATTCCAGAGTTGACAACGTAGAGCGTCCCCATATCAGCAATTTCGATAGAGGCCTTGTTAAGTATCGTTGCTGGTGGTATTTCTAGCACGAGTGAGCCTAGATTATCCGCGTCTATAACTGGGGCGACAGTACTTCCAGTTAGCGTAATCTTAGCAACAGAATCTTCTAAATGTATTGCGTCCAGAGATCCCGTGAAATTGAAATTATCAGCCCTAAAGCCCGTTATTATATCAGCCCTTGCGTTTACCGTTACTCCACTTGCGTTTACATTGATAGCGTGATTACCGCCAGTGATATTCACCTCGTTCCCAGAGTGAAGAGTGAGAACGTTTTCTCCGCTGTTTATGGTGATTGTATTATTTTGGCCAGTATATAGATTAGTTCCGCCGGTTATTGTTATATTATTTCCAGTGAAGCTTGAATTAGTCGAATTAGATACGAACACATCCCCATCTAGGGCAATTGTATTCTCTGGATAATAATTAATTGTATCAAATGTTCCGGAGAACGTTCCGGTGCCGGATGTATAAATCGTGGTTCTATTTGAACCCCCCGTGAAGTGATAGCTGCCACCGGTGCTATATATTACATTTATACTATCATTTAGATTGAATGTGTTGTCTCGCCCTGTTAGATATAGATTTCCGCTGGGGTGACTTATTGTTCCGCCGGATATGTTAATTGTTTCTATTCCGGTTAGTTCTATATTCTGTCCCGTTATGAAAGCCTTCTCTATGTAATTTGTTCCACCGGATATGTTAGCTGTGGCCCCTGTAATGTAATTGTACCCACCTGTTACTGATATATTGCTTCCCGTTAACCTGTTCGTTCCGCCGGTTATGAATATGTTGTATCCTGTCCCAGAAACAGTTGCTCCAGCCTGATTTATTATTGTCGTCGGGGTGAGTGCTGGCACATGGAAAACACCAGTGTTATATATATTTACCGTACCTCCGGATATTATTATTCCGCTTCCAGAAATAATACTACCACTATGTATGTTTGTTACGCCTCCTGTTATACTTAAGCCGGTGAAAACGCCAGAGAAGGTATTGATCCCACTTATGAGTTGGACCGCGCCAAATTTTGAAAAGTCAATAACCCCAGTATCGTCTATATGGAGCATCGCCCCAGCGTTTATCTCCACGTTATGTCCAGACCCCGTTATGTTAACGGTTGAATTATAGGCTGTTAAATTAAATCCAGAGCCGCCTGTCATGTGCACAACACCACCGGTCATATTCAGACCGGTTCCTGTCACGTGGCTTGTTCCAGAAATAATTTGTATAATTCCGTCTCCACCAGTCAGGTAAATATTGTTTCCCGTGATATTGGCTGTGGAATTTTCGTTGAAATATATATTGTCTCCTGTTACATGAGCGACGCTTCCTGTTAGGGATATGTTTCCGCCAGTTATATAATTCGACCCACCGGTTATGCTTATATTTGTTCCCGTTACATAGGAGGTTCCGTCTGTTGAGTATATGTTTTCTCCAGTTATATACGCGGTGCCACTTACAACATCCGCTGTTCCCGTTATGTAAGATACTCCACCTGTTATATATTGAGTCCCTGTCGCGTAGGTCGTTCCGCCTGTTATGTATTGAGTACCAGTAGCGTAGGTCGTTCCACCTGTTATATATTGAGTGCCCGTCGCGTAAGCAATGCCCGAGACGTAACTGATGGCACCGGTAACATAAGCCGTACCGGTTATATAAGCGCTACCTCCCGTCACATAAGCCGTTCCGGTTATATAACTATCGGTTCCCGTGACGTAGGCTATTCCAGTTATATGACTAGCGGTTCCCGTTACGTAAGCTGTTCCGGTTACGTAGCTTATGCCCGTGGCGTAAGTTATTCCTGTTGCGTAGGTAACTCCACTTACGTAAGATGTCCCCGTGGCGTAAACTGTGCCTGTTATGTAGCTAGTGTCTCCTGTGACATAAGCTATTCCGGTTATATAATTGTTGGCCCCAGTAATATAGGCCGTTCCCGTAACATAGCTGTTGACCCCCGTGGCGTATGTAGTCCCCCCCGTAGAATAAACATTTATCCCTGTAGCGTAAACCGCGCCTTCCCCGTTGTGATAAGTAATGCCTGTAGCGTAGGTAGTCCCTATCGTGATATTGGTGCTGGAGGCATACGTCGTACCCGTCGTATAGGTAGTCCCTGCGGCATGAGTCGTACCTGTCGCATAAACAGTCCCCGCGGCATGCGTCGTACCTGTCGCATAAACAGTCCCCGCGGCATGCGTCGTGCCTGTCGCATAAATAGTTCCCGAGGCATGTGTAGTGCCTGTTACATAGGTGGTGCCCGTGGCGTAAGCTGTTCCTGTTACGTATATATCTCCCCCTGAAAGATAATTAAGCCCATCCGTGACAAATATTTCAGTTCCTGTTGCGTTAACAGTTCCGGTGTTTAGCACCGTTACGGTAGATTGCTCTGCTATCGTAAATATTCCAGTATTTAGTATATTAACAACTGCGCCGCTCCTTATAACTACCCCACTTCCCGATATGACTGTCCCACTTTGGAAATTTGTTACCCCACCCGTTATTTCTACCCCACTTACAACACCGTTTATATTAGTTGTCCCACTTACAAATGAAAGATGAGTGAACTGCGTTAGATCTAAAACACCGGTATCTTCTATCCACAGCGACGCCCCAGCCTCAATTGTTACATTATGCCCAGAACCACTTATGGTCACGGTTGAGTTGCTTATCGGAACGTTAAATCCAGATCCGCCAGTTACATAAACGGTTCCCCCATGAATGCTTAAACCTGTTCCGCCTGTCACGTAATATGTGCCAGAAACCAACTGCACAAGTTCCCCTGTAAATACGTTAGTTCCGCCGGTTATGCGTACTGTTCCACCCGTTATGTAGTTGATCCCTGTTACGTTTATGTCTGTTCCTGTTATGTAATTAGTTCCAGTTACATAGAAAGAACTACCAGTTGCGTAAGTAGTTCCGGTTGCATAGATATTTCCTGATGCGTAGGTCGTTCCTGTCGTATAAGTCGTTCCCGTCGCGTAGGTCGTTCCTGTTGAGTAGGTCGTTCCTGTTGCGTGGGTAACTCCACTTACGTAAGATATTCCTGTGGTATAGACATTTCCCGTGGCGTAAGTTATTCCTGTTGCGTAGGTAACTCCTGTTACATAAGATGTTCCCGTGGAGTAAACCGTGCCGGTTATGTAGCTGGTGTCTCCAGTGATATAGGCTGTTCCGTTTATATAACTGTTGATTCCCGTTACGTGAGCCGTCCCGGTTATATAGTTGATCCCTGTCGCATAGGTAGTGCCCGTAGCGTAGGTTATGCCCGTGGCGTAGGTCGTGCCCGTTGTGTAGGTGATGCCTGTCGCATAGGTAACCCCGGTTACATAAGATGTTCCTGTGGAGTAAACCGTGCCGGTTATGTAGCTAGTGTCTCCGGTGACGTAAGCCGTCCCGTTTATATAACTGTTGATTCCCGTTACGTGAGCCGTCCCGGTTATATAGTTGATCCCTGTCGCGTAGGTAGTGCCCGTGGCGTAGGTTATGCCCGTGGCGTAGGTCGTGCCCGAGACATAGGTTGTGCCCGTTGAGTAGATGGTGCCCGTGGCGTAGGTTGTGCCCGTCGAGTAGATGGTGCCCGTGGCGTAGGTTGTGCCCGTCGAGTAGATGGTGCCCGTGGCGTAGGTTGTGCCTGTAGCATAAGTGGTTCCTGTTACGTAAGTGGTCCCCGTGGCGTAAACAGCACCCCCGGTTACATAAACAAAATTTCCAGAGACGTAAGACTTATAGCCTGACACTGACAAACTGCTTCCGGTCACGTAAACTATACCCCCCGTTACGCTTATGCCAGTTCCAGTTATATATACCGAAGCGCCAGTTACATTTATAGAATCACCCGACGTTATAAAAGTATCGCCCTGAACAGTAAGATTTCCCACTGCTCCATCGCCAAAGGTTATGTTTCCTGTCCCAGAAAGATAAGTAGTTCCGCCTTCTATGCTTATATCATAACCAGTTACATAATTTGAAACTCCCGATGCGCTAATTGAATTGCCCGTTAAATAAATCGTTCCACCAGTAACAAAAGTTTGATACCCGGTTACGTAAGCGGTGTTTCCTGAAATTATATTGCTTCCGCCGGTTACGTATACCGTGCCGCCAGTTATTAAGCTCCCATGTCCCGAAACGTAAAAAGTTTCACCTGATAAATAATTCGTTCCGCCAGTTATTCCCCCGAAGAAAGCGCCGGTTATAACATTTATTCCTCCTGTTATTGAAACGCTTGTGCCGGTAATATAGTTCGTCCCACTCGTAACATAGATGTCTTCCCCAGTGTAGAATCCTGATCCGCTGGCGAATACATTTATCGCCGAACCAGAGGCTATTACGTGTCCATAATTGTGAACATGCACCGGCTCCCCGGAAGGAATAGAATATATGCCTGTATTGTGCAAATGCACTTCCGCACCGGAGAATATTACGATACCTGTGTCTGCTGCGTTTATGGTACCCGTGATGTGAGTTATTCCTCCGGTTATATTTATACCACTAATGATTCCGCTTATGAATCCTGTTCCACCTTCAAGAATTAAGTTCGTGAATCTGGTAAAGTCTATAACACCTGTATCACTTAAGAAAAGTCGTGCACCGTCGTGTATGTTTACCCCGCTGCAATCACCGGTCATCCTTATATCTGAGCTATATACATTAAGAATAGCGCCGGACTCTATTCCCGTTATTCCTATGTTTCCACTTTGAATGGTTATGTCTCTTCCGGTTACGAAGGTGTGACCCCCGGTTATATTAGCCGTGCCAGTTACGTAGATGTTAACACCCGTAGCGTAAGCCGTACCAGTCACGTAGGTATTAGTACCCGTAGTGTAAGCCGTGCCGGTTATGTAATTAGTACCCGTAGTGTAAGCCGTGCCGGTTACGTAGGCCGTTCCATTTACATAGCTGTTGGTTCCCGTAACGTAGGCTGTTCCTGTTATGTAACTATCGGTCCCCGTAATGTAGACCGTTCCAGTTGCATAACTGGTGGTTCCTGTTACATAAGCCGTCCCGGTTACGTAGCTGATACCCGAGGCATATACGGTCCCGGTTGCGTAGGTTATGCCCGTGGCAT